ATCAAAGATAGGGCTATTAGCTAGCGTAGCCGAGGTTGTAATCTTCATTAGCTCACTCCTAGTTTACAAGCAATAATGAATTTATCAGCGAAAAAGAACTCAAGCATCTCAACAACGATATCCCAATCACCTCCAGCTCTATCAGCTCCCATCTTATAAGGAACTACAATTGTGTTGTATGCAAGTGTATCTTGCCTGACACTACTTAGGGAGTGAGCTAATGCAGCATAATTAAGATGTCTCCGCTGCCTCCCAAAATCCTCTTGTGCAGCTAAGTTATAAAACCCTGCAGATGTACTGTAACTTCCGAGTCTTATACCTGTAGCCGCTGCATAGGCGTATATCTCATAAGCCCCTGTGACACGCTCTTTAACCTCCTTTGCAACACCGCTCCCCATTACACCTTTACAATTTACAACGTGTAGGAAGGCTGCTTGAGGAGTGGTGAGTGCAACTGAGATAGCATTACCTACGATTACATTGACCCTACCCTTTTCCATGTAAAACCCTCTCGACTTTAGCTACATCTGATTTGATACGTTTTAACATTGTATTTACAGACTCCCAAGATCCTTGTGGAGAGGCATCCACATCCTCCACTAGAGTGACCACCCCTGATGCTACGTGGTGGTCACTTATTAATTGGCTACCACCGATTTCGCCATGGACCCCCGACACAACTTCTATAGTTACGATATCCCCACTGTAGTTAGTGGGCCAATTTTCATTCAAACGGTATTTCTGACCTACTTTAATCATTGTACTATCCTCCATGCTAGGTTTTGGTACTGGGTAATGCTATCAATTGAGGGGTGGCTTTTCAGATCCTCCCGAAATATATGATAGTAGTAGAACTTGTCGAGACCTTTATCAATTAGGTGCTGTATCCCATAGGGGAGTATAGCATGTGTGACATACATTGAAACAGACTTTGCACCGTGAACCTTCTCAGTGACTACCCAAGATTTGCAACCTAGCTGATCACACTTATCAACAAAGAGCTGCCGGTAAGAATTCTCAATGCTGTTATACTTTTGGAATTTTATCATCGATTTTGCGCGGGAAACCCCGTCCTTTCAGGTCGGGGAGGGATAGCGCGTCGTGCGTTAGCACGACAGACTTTCCTGTTTCCCTCCTCCTTTTTGCGGTGTGGGTTGTAGGTGATAGCCGTAGCCATCCGCTTTTTGCGTTAACTGGCAGTGCCGGTGGGAGATCCCTTGAACGCCACCGCTGGAGGTTTGAATGTTGAAGCTGCCGGTTTTTCGGATGGCGACCCGGCCTAGCCAGGTGCCTTTCTGTTTGCCGGTCGGGACAATCGCTCGAACCATATCGCCGGTCTGGAAGCCGTAAACCGACTTCTCTCGCATCAGGTAACCGCGAGGGAAGCCGTGTTTTGTTAAGCGCGTCCGCTTGTAGCTGCCGCGACCGGTGGCTTTTATCCGTAGCGTAGGTTTTTGCCAGTCAAACACCTGCTCAACAATACCCACAGAGGCCGCGTCAAGGGCGTGGGTTTTGGGGATGCCGAGTCTTTGACGGTTGGATTTGGTTTGTCCTCCGGTGCCGACGTTAACGGGAAGCTCTGTGGTTTTTAGCGATTGGAATAAGGCCCAGCGGGTTGAGTTCACCGCCGCGGCGTCCCGTAAGGGGCGCTTGCACTGAATCAGCACGTTGTCCAAGCGCGGCTGTTTGTCTTTCAGGCGACTGGACGTTTGGAAGAACTCGGTCAGAGTTTGCGAGCCTTTTTCCTGATTGCAGTCGCGACAGGCAATGGTCAGGTTACTGATTCGGTTGGACCCGCCGTTGGATTTTGGGACCATGTGTTCGATCTCTAAGGGCGTTTCGGTCACGGCACAATAGGCGCATTCACGGCCCCATTTTTCCAGCAAATACTCCCGAACTTCGTAGCCTAACAAGGTGCCTTGCTGATACTCAACGCCGCTGATCTCGGGATTCTCCATCTGTTGCAGGTCAAACCGAACCAGTTCTTGACTGATCGACGATACCGGCGCCAAGGTGCAAAGACGGTTGACGATGCTGGTGGTGGTATCCACTCGATGTTGAAGGCTGGGCGCCAGCCAACCTTTTGGTTTTGTCCGGTTGTTGAATCTCGGTGCGCGGTAGCGCAGTTGTCCACGGCGGCGGCGGCGAAAGGCGTTGCGCTGGCCCAGCGCTTTGCTGATCTGGCGGCCACGGTGAATCAGCTCGATTAAGCACAATACATACTCCCCTTGGGCGCTGACTCTGGACACCACTAAGCCGGTTGCTTTGCTACCAGGGTCGATTTTGAGCACGACTTTCTGAACGACACCACCAGCGCGGTCTTTCAAGCGAATGGTGAACGGATACACTCGCACCACCACCGCGCGCCTACGAGCAAGCAGCAGCCGTGCTCGTTTTTCCGAGCACGGCATCAGTGGGTTCTTCTGTCTATCGAGTACAAAAACAGCCATATCGTTCTCCAATAATTACCCTTACGGGTCTGGTGTCGGAGGCCAAAACCTCTCTCCCCTCGGGAATGTCTACCACCGGCTCCCGCTTGCGCGGCAACTGAAACCTTCGGCGCTTTACCTTTCGCCAGCGTGATTCCAGTTTTCCAGTGTCCGGTGCTGAGGTAGCACACCGGAGTGGGTCTTAACGACCTGTGGTAAACGTAGCGGGCTGATTACCGCTTTCCCTGGTCAACCTGGCTTGAAGGGTGTTCTCTACAAGCCCCGTCGTTCCCGGCGGGGTAGTTGACTGTGACTCCTTTATTAAACTTTTAGTTAACCTGCATGGGTTTTAACTATAGCAACAGATCTCAATGATTGGAAGGTTTACTTCGTAAAGGGGGTGTATAGACACAAAAAAGCCCTCCTGAGAGGGCTTTGAAAGGCTTAAGAGGCTTCCTCAACTACTGGCAGGCTTCACATGCCTCCCCTTTAGCCGCCTGAACTCCTGACATACTCCGTTGATAGTAGAGTGTTATGAGATTTGGGTCTGTGATAAAGGCTTGTACAACAGCCATTATCCACTCTTCATCCTCGTCCTCCGCAAAAAAGGTATTGAGACTTTGGGTTTGGCACAAGCGAGGTTGCCGTTGCGAAGCTGCCTTTATAATATCCATCTGATTAAGCTCAAAAGCTGTCAAGAATACTTTCTTCTCTTCATCTGACAACCACTCCTCGTCTTTAACACTTCCAGCATTGTCTGAGATGCCTTCAAGTGTTTTCTTATCGTAAACACCTCGATCTTTCATCAACTTTATCAGGGTTGGGTTGATCCGCTTGACTTTTCCACCGCCAGTGGTCTGATCGAAGACGTTCATAATTATCGGCTCAATACCCTGGCTCACACCACCCATCAACAGGCTGGTACTCATAGTTGGTGCTATAGCTGTGCGGTGTGTATTCCTAACACCATACCCGACACACCACTCAGGCTCACCAAACTCTTTAGCCATCCACTGTGATGCTTTCAGAGACTCTTCTTGGATACTCTTAAACACTTGAGCATTCCACATCATAGCATCAAAAGATGCAAATGGTATCATATTCTCTTGCAAGTAGGTGTGGTAGCCCAGCACCCCAAGCCCAAGTGCTCGGGACTTCTCGGTGAATGCTACAGACTTCTCCATGCCCTCTTTAGTCTTGGCAACTTCGATAAACTCTTGTGCAACGCAGTCTAGGAATACTGTTGAGACGTAAACAGCATCTGTATCTTTCCAGTCATCCCACATAGATAGATTCATAGAGCTAAGTACACATGTGTAAGTTAGATCTTCAGAAGAGTGAAGTAGAATTTCCGTGCAGTTTGAAGTGACAATGCCATTACAAACCCATAGGTGGTCTTCTGAGTCTACTGTCACACAGTACACATCCTGTTTACCAATCGGTTCAACTGACAACACTGAGGACGCATTATAATAGTCACCCGCAGGTATTGGTAACTCTATCCCTAGATTTACTACCAAAAGCTTTAAAGTCTTTACAAAGTCTGTAACACTTTCTAAGACTATATCATTAGGAGATTGACCTAAACCTTTCAAGTAGGCTACTTGGCTTTGTAAATCACTTTCGAGGACTATCTCAGGTATGCTATCCCCTTCAGAGTAACCCCTACCCAGTAGAAAAGCTTCGTCGGGCATGTGAA